CCATTTATTACACCATCATTACCTTTACCTGATTGATCTAACCAATCACCACTACCAGAATAAACATCACCCAACAGGTTCAGTTCTTGGAAGTCAACAGGTCTGATAGCAGGACTACCACTGTACTCAAATCCTAAACTATCTGAATGTCTCTTCTTATTGTCAACTCTAGTTGCTAGGTCATCAAATAGAATTTTAGTTGCATTAAATGGATATGTAATGAAATCACTGGTGTCATTCCTAACAGAGTTGTCATCTAGTCTACCAATCTCATCTTCGATTGGTTCAATTTCATAGTAAAATGTTTCGTTATTGCCATTATCATACTCGAAATTACCTAGACCATTACCAGATGTACTTACTTTACCAAAATGGAATGTCTTTGGTTTTTGATTTGAATACCATGGTTCATCTGTAGACAGTAAGTAATAGAATGATGGATCAGCATCTAAGTTTACACCACCACCATACTTAGATGGAATTCTATTGCCATAACTTGTTGTACTATTATTCGGTGCTATATATGACGAGTATATAACTCTTCTCCATACTAGATCTCCATTTTTGGCATACTTGGATAGTAGACCATACTGGTCACCATTTGAATCATGATAATCGCCTAGTACAATAGTCTGTTCAGTTTCACCATCAGACTTTACATTCCAGAATGCGATGTCTTTATTAGTTGGTGTTTGTTTTTGCCAAATAATATTACCTTCAGCAGTCATTTTGACAATGAATCCTACATTAGATGAGAATCCTTTTCCTCTACCTACAATATAAATTTGATCGTTCGAGTCGATAAATACATCTTCACAACTTATAGCCCTATTTCCAAAAGTGAATGGCATTTTCTCACTGGATTCTAGGGTTTTATCCCACATGACATCTCCAGTATTAGTATTAATCTTGACAATATATCCCCTAGCGTGATTATCGTCATCAAGTGTTCCTACTGCTACAACTTCTCCTCTACTATTAGCAGCAATCTTATGCACTCCAAGGATGTTGCCTAGAAAATAAGCAGACTTTCCCCAACCAGGGTTGCCATTAGAATCAAACTTTTCAATAAACGCATGGGTATTGCCATTGTAATCAAGTAAACTACCAGCAGCATAGATGTTATTATTACTGTCTACAGCAAGACCTGTGTATGTAACATTACCTGAGTTGGTAGTAGATTGCCACTGAAGATTACCTGAATTAGTGTATCTTGATACAAATGGAACATCTCCTACTCTACCCGCTGCTAGAATGTTATTGGAATTATCTAATTCCATACACATTAATTCTATATCTTCTTCACCTCCACTGATACCAATCTCTACGTCTAGTTGATTGTCTAGATTGGAGGTTGCGTTTGCTCCAGTTCTTTTTTCAATCCAACCTTCATACTTATCGGTAATTCCAGAAATTTTAGATCCAGCAAGCAAGAACTTCTGGTCTGTAAAGTTGTACCGAATTTCTGTTGGTGAGTATGTATAGTCTTGTGGATTAGGGTTGGCTGTTGTGCTATACTTGTTAACAGTTCTAAAGAAGTTCGTGATAACTTCTCCACCTACAGAACCTAATAAAAATAAGTTTCTAGATGGACTACTAATTGAAATAGGCATTGATAGTTATCCTTAGCTGAAGTCGGTGTTGCCTTGACCAAATACTCTAGTTACACCAGAACCATCTCTAACAATCACAAACGTTAGAATGTCTGTGTTGGTTGTTGCAATCGGTGGAGAACCGCCAGACCATCTAACACCATTGGAAACGCTGTTTCCATCCACTGTACATGCGTCACCATAAGATGCTGCAGTGTTGGAATCAAGAATCAAAGTAACTGTAATAGATTCATTATTATTTAGATTGACACCAGTGAACGCCCAGGTGTTGATTGCAGACGATGCTGGTTGACCCAGGACAGTGTTAGATGCTGCAACGTTAATCGTTAGTACGTTAGCAGAAGGTGTGAGACCACTGGTGAAAGAACCAAGGTTTGATTCAACAACACGACCACCAAAGTCAACAGCACCGTTAACAGTTAGGGAGGTTAGTGTTCCTACACTTGTGAGAGAGGAGTTGACAACACTAGCACCAAGTGTGGTAGAGTCGAGTGCCAACTGGTTACCGATGACAAACTTCTTACCGAATGCAATTTCAATACTCTCGGAGAATGTCCAATACTTGTCAGTTCTGCTGTGATCATATAGGATAGTCTTGTCTAGAGTTCCATCAGCAGAACCACGAACGACGATGCCACCACCATCTGCACCAAGTTCCGAAGGACCGTATGCTTCCATCGTTGCCAGACCACCAGATCCACTAACAGCAGCAGACAGGAGTGCAGTATTACCTGTGATAGATAGGATATAGGTTCCAACTGGTACGCTCAGACCATTAGTTACGATGTTGACTTCCATACCAGGGATTAGTCCACTGGTTGGATTAATAGCACTGATGTTTGGAGATCCATCAACAACAGTGGCTTCAAACGTGGTGTTAACAACAGCAGCAAGTTCGATTTGTTTGTCGTCAATTGTCACGACGTTTGAGTTCACGGTTGTGGTCGTACCATTAACTATGAGATCACCTGTGATGGTAGTATTGCCACCAACCTGTAGATTGTTAGGACAGATAACATTGAAGGAAGAGTCGCCACGAATCCATGCCTCAGTACCAGATGCAATGATTAGTTGGTTGTCACCACTTAGATTGGTTGGTGCGAAGGTTGCGTTGGTTGAGTTCTCATCACCAGCAGGACCAATTAGAACGTTTCCACTACCTAAGAGGGAGTAACCAGCGAAGTGACCAATACAGACGTTGTAGTTACCAGAGATGTTTGATTCCAATGCACTGGAACCAATTGATACGTTGCCACGACCATTTTGTACAGTTAACTGAGAATCAGAACCAATTGCTACGTTGTCATCACCTTCTAAGTTTGCACGTTGTGTTCTATAACCAATAGCAACACAATCATTTGTCGTGTTACTTACAAGCATAGATTCAAAACCAAATGCTACGTTCTTGGTGCCGCTAGTGTTTGCCTCTAGTGCTGCAAATCCGATACGAGTATTGGATGCTACATTGTTACCACCTCTACCAATCTTAATTGGGTTAGCACCACCACCTCTAATAATGATGTCAGAATTCTCAAAGTTTGGTGTACCATATACAGTGAAAGTGTCACCAACAATCTCGTTGAACTCGGCATTACCTGCAACATCAATAGAGTGATTGATTGTAGTTAGACCACTGGATGAACCAATATTAATACTTGTACCAATACCACCGATATTTAATTCTGTCGCAACTGTATTGAACAGATCGAACTTGGTGCTGCTTGTTAGGAGACTGTTAACAAAGGTTGGGTTCTCGTTAAAAGCAACAAAACCAACACCAGTAGCGTCACTAACAACACCTCTAAATTGGGTTGAGGTTGTGGTTGCAAAAACTGATAGTGAGTCGCCTGTGTATGCTACGTTACCACCAGCTCTATAGTTAACAGTGGAGTTATCATCACCTTGAATGGTGACGGAGTTGCTGATAGTTAAACCTTTGGTGTCTGCGATGGTGAGAGTACCAGAGGTTGTGCTTGTAATAGTGAGACCATTGATTGATGTTGCTAGTGCTGCACCAAGATTAGGATCTGTGAATGTTGGATTGGTGAGAGTTTTATTGGTGAGTGTTTGAGTTTCGGATTCAGTTACGAGTCTCTTAGAAACCGAACCATCATAGACTTGCCAGTAAGCACCTGCTTCATACCATTGTAACTGAGCGAAGGTTAGAACTGATCCTGCAGCGTTGGTTGTTCTGTTTACTTGAATACCTGCATTCAAACCAGTCAGACTGTTACCTTTTCTCAACTCAATGATATTATCGGTAACTTGTAGAGTTGTTGTATTGATGACTGTGTTTGTTCCAGTAACAACGAAGTCACCAGTAACTGTGACTGTAGATCCGTCGTCACTAATAATACTAGATGCTAACTGGTTGTTACCACCATCCCACTTAAGGATTCCGTTATCAGTTAGGTTGGTAGCATTCTTAAGTGAGAATTGTTCGCTTGATACTGTAAGACCACCGTTTGAATTTGCATCATACAGAGTGTTGGTGTTTACAGCATTGATTTCAATGTCCAGACCATTCTGTGATACTGTTGCTGAACCAGATGCTAGGATAGTAACGTCACCAGAACCAAAAGATCCACTGGTTCCACCTCTTAATCTAGTGACAGTGTTAGTATCTGTTGCACCAATTGTAATTGTATTTCCAGACTGACTTACAGAAGCTGCTCCAGAAGCATCGATTAAGATATCGCCAGATTGAAGTGTACCAGAACCCCCACCTTTGACTCTAGTGATAGTATCTTGAGAACTAATGGTGATGTCTCTACCACTTTGACTGAGGGTAGTTGCTCCTCCTTGGAGTAAAGTAAAGTCACCAGACTGTGCAGTTTGACCTGTACCTGCACGTAGAGTTGTGATTGTATCTACATAACTAGAAGAAATTGTAATTGTATTTCCAGTTTGAGATACGGTAGAAGAACCTGCTGCTGCAATTGTGATGTCACCAGACACCAGACTACCACCAACAGCAGACTGTAAATTTGTTACTGTATTTGTATCAACATAACTTGATGCAATTGTAATAGCATCTTCTTCTCTTGTTAGAGTTACGTTGGCACCAGCTACTAAAGTAACATCATCTTCGACACCCGCTGTACTACCACCAGAAGTAAGGCGAATGATTTTTTGAGATGCGATACTACCATCTTCAGCACTGATAGAATATGTAGTATTGGTATCTGCAGTTCCAATTGTTTCGCCAAGAGCAACCTCTTCTCCGTTAACGATAATGAATGCGTTAACAAGAGAACTGTTTGGGAGATTGGTAATAATGTTTGTACTACCAGAGATATTACAACTGGTAAAAGTTTTGTTCGTTAAAGTTTGAACAGCGTCAATGTAAACATCACCAGGGTCACCCCACTCAATGAGACTACCTGTACTTCGTAGGTACTGTCCTGAAATCCCTGGGTTTCCCGAGATGACGATACCATTACCAGTCATATCCAGATTATCTCCAGATACAAACTCCTCAATTTTTCTGGAGCTAAAATTTACTGCTAAGGGAAAACGATCTGCCATTATGCCAGTGCCTTGGTGGTTACTTCTTCGTAGAAGTATTTATGATAGATCGTTAGGTCTTCATAATATAGCACAATGCGTAGTATGGAGGCATATTCTTGTTCGCTGCAGCAACTCCTTCGCTGCTAGTAGTTACACTGTGAGTATGACCTGCACTTTGGTTGTTGGTGGTAAAGTTGTGTTTATGATTCGTACTAATTCCTTGAGTATTTCCACTGTGATTATGACTTGCACTTTGATTGCCAGTGCTCACATTGTGAGTATGATTTGCGTTTTGGTTTCCAACGTTTACAGGGTGTGAGTGACTAGCATTGGCTGCATTCGTATTGATGTTGTGCGTGTGGTTTGATGAGATGCCATTGGTGTTGAAATTGTGTTTGTGGTTTGATGAGATGCCACCAGAATTTACATTCTGGAAGTTTCCTCTAGACAGTGCGATACTGTTTCCTGCACCATCATGACTTGTTCCAGTATTTGGTTTGTTGTATCCATGTCTGTGGTTTGAAGTTGGATCACTTGTTTTACCACTGTGGGTGTGATTACGACTTTGGTTTCCTGAGTTGCCGCTGTGAGAATGGTTTGCGTTTGCGTTACTAGAACTAGCATTATGAGAGTGACTAGCACTTTGGTTTCCTGAGTTGCCGTTGTGGGAGTGGCTTGCTGATTGGTTTCCTAAATTATTGATCGCATGTGTATGACCTTTGTTATTATCAGCAGTTATTCCTCCATGAGTATGGTCTGCACTTTGTGCAGAGGTTGTTGCGGTGTGATCGTGACTGACTAGAACAGCATTTCTTGATCCACCAGTAGAACCAACATTAAAATCATCTCCAGCACCAATAATAAATCTATTTCTTAAATCTGGGGTGCTGTTTGAACCATTACAAAGTCTCCATCCAGATGGAATGTTGGATGTAGATCCAGACCACATGATAATGCCACCTGATGGAAATAGATCCGAGGCGATTGTAAATGTTTGACCACTTCTAGATACGCTAGTACCACCACTACCAGTAAATGAAATAGATCCCTCAACATAAGATCCAGTATTTGCACGTAACTTTGTTAGTGCAGAAGCAATAGTTAACGTATCATTGGAAGTATTTTTGGTGATGGTAACGTTGTCACCTTGAGCAATGAAAATATCTTGTACACCACTACCACTACCACCAGCAGTTAATCTAATTCTTTTGCTACTGGCGTTAGGACCAGCAGCAACACTAATGGCATATAATGTATTGTCATTTGAGTCATTAAGTACGATGGATCCACCTAGAGATACATTATTTCCATTAATATTAATAGAAGAATTTACCAGAGATGCATTAGTTACATTGGTAAGAGTGTTATTGAGACAATTGAATACACAAGATGAAAATGTTTTATTAAGTATCGTTTGGGTGTCGTTTCTAAAAACGTCTGCTGCTCTGGACCATTGCAGCGAAGATCCAGTTGATTTTAGGACTTGACCAGCACCACCCAAGCTAGTACCATCGTAAATGCCTGAGCCAGATAGGTTCAGCGAGTCACCGTTAGGCAGTTCGCCCACCAGTGTGCTACTATTGTTGATGGTTAATGGGAATCTATTCGCCATAACGACAAGGACTTTAGTATTATTTATGCAGGGGGGTTGACAAGACCCAAACCCTGTGCTATACTAAATAAGTCAACGGGTTAAGAAACGTAAAGTTTTTTGATCCTTTGTAAACTCCCCTCAAACCGAGACCTATAGGGAGGATAAACCACGTCTCTCATACCCACACTGGAGGGTGGTGTGGGAATACTACTACCGTCGCATCCCTAGCGATCTTTCTTACCCTTTTACGAAACAATGGCTAACTCAACACTTCAACAAACTTATCAACCGTCCACTTGGGAAAATTTCTGCGAGTGGGTAACTTCTACCAATAACCGCCTCTATGTCGGTTGGTTCGGTGTGCTGATGATCCCAACTCTGTTGGCAGCAACAGTCTGCTTCATCACCGCCTTCGTCGCTGCTCCTCCTGTGGACATCGACGGCATCCGTGAACCCGTCGCTGGTTCACTCATGTA